CCATCATGACGGTGCTGGGCGCCCTTAGCTGGCCGGTTATTGCCCTTGGCGCGGCGATTGCCGCCGGTGCTTTGCTGATTTTTAAATACTGGGAGCCCATCAGCGCCTTCTTTGGCGGAGTGATTGAGGGGCTTTCTGCGGCCTTCGCGCCGCTGGGCGAGCTGTTCGCTCCGCTGTTACAGGCCTTTGGTTTCATTTCAGAAAAACTGGGCGGGATCTGGCAGTGGTTTACCGATCTGATTGCGCCGATTAAGGCAACGCAGGAAACGCTCGACAGCTGTAAAAATGTCGGCGTGGCGTTCGGTCAGGCGCTGGGCGATGCGCTAATGGCGCCGCTTAATCTCTTTAACAGCCTGAGCGGCAAGGCCAGTTGGCTGCTGGAGAAGCTCGGCGTCATAAAAAAAGAGTCGGGCAATATCGACCCGGTCGTGCCGAAAGAGGGTACCTCCTCTGCTGACGCCGGCAGTGCCTGGGACCCGGCGTCACCGGTTTACGGCGGCTTCATGGGATACCAGCCAACGGCTGCCGCGGGAGGACGCTCTTACGTCGATCAGAGTAAAAGCGAATACAACATCACGCTGCAGGGGAGCACGGCCTCCGGAACGGATCTGACTCGTCAAATCCGGGAGGAAATAGAGAACAGTGAACGTGAAAAAGCGAGACAGCGGCAATCCAGCTTTTTTTATGGTTGAGGAGAGAGAAAATGTTAATGGTGCTGGGTCTGTTTGTCTTTGAACGACGAACCTTACCGTATCAGTCAATGCAATTTTCAAAGGACTACCGCTGGGTGTCCAACGATCGCATCGGAAAACCCAAAGCCTGGCAGTATCTTGGCGAAGGCGAGACTTCTCATTTGCTCACAGGGACGCTCTATCCGGAAATCACCGGCGGGCGCCTCTCCCTGAAGGCGATCGAGCTGATGGCGAATGAAGGGCGGGCGTGGCCGTTGATAGACGGCACCGGCATCATTCACGGCATGTTTGTCATTGAGAAAGTCACGCATACGCACACGGATTTTTACAGCGATGGTGCCGCCCGAAAAATTGAGTTTACCCTGTCGCTAAAACGCGTGGACGAATCGCTGATGACGATGTTTGGCGACCTGAGAACGCAGGCTTCAGAGCTGGTGGAAAGCGCACGCAATAGCATTGGAGGGCTGGCGGGATGATCGCTGAAATGAATATCCGGGCGGGTGGGAAAATCGCCCCTGATTTTATGCTTAAGCTTGACGATCGCGATATCACGCAAAATTTCAGCCATCGTCTTATCAGTTTGACCATGACCGACAAGCGCGGGCTGGAGGCCGATCAGCTGGATATTCAGCTGGATGATTCCGACGGGCTGTTAGACCTGCCTGCCCGGGGGGCAACGCTCTCCTTATGGCTGGGATGGGCGGGAACCCCGCTCGAGCAGAAAGGGAACTTTACGGTCGATACCATTGAGTTTCGGGGCGCGCCGGACACGCTGACCATTCGGGGATGCAGCGCGGATTTTCGCGGAAAGCTAAACGTGCGGCGCGAACAGTCGTGGCATGACACGACGATCGGCGCGATCGTGAATACCATTGCTCAGCGTAACCGGCTGACCGCCAGCGTCGCGGCGGATCTTTCATCCATTGCTATTTCTCATATCGATCAGTCTCAGGAGACAGACGCGGCGTTTCTCACCCGCCTGGCCGAACGCAACGGTGCCTTTGTTTCAATTAAAGCCGGCAAGGTTATTTTTATGAAAGCGGGCCAGGCCGTGACGGCTGGCGGCACCTCGATTCCCTTGATGATGATTGAACGTGGGGATGGCGATAAGCATCTTTTTTCCGTCGCGGACCGTGAAAATTACTCCGGCGTGACGGCCAAATGGCTGCAAACGCGCGACCCCAAAAAGCAAAATCCTCAATTGAGTATTAATCGTTTGCCTGAGGGGCAGGCGGCAGAGGGGCTGCAGCACCCGGATGCCGCTGCGCCGATTGCGGGAGCAGGGGGGAAGGAGCAGAAGCCGCAAGAGATGCTGGTGGGATCGGCGGAAAACGTATTTGAGCTCACCACGGTGTATGCCTCGGAAGAGCAGGCGCTGAGGGCTGCGGAGGCGAAGTGGCGCGCGCTTCAGCGCGGTACCGTGAATTTTTCCATCCAGCTGGCGCTGGGACGCGCCGATCTGTTCCCCGAAACGCCGGTGCTGGTAAACGGCTTTAAACGCGTCATTGACGAGCAGGCCTGGATCATCAGCGAGGTGGTTCATACCCTCAGCGGGAGTGGATACACCACGAAGCTGAACCTTGAGCGTAACGTCACCGACGAAAAATTTGCTGTCGACAGTGAGTAATTTATTTGCCTTTACGTTGTTTTTGAGTATTATTAATTCACAAATTGTGAATTAAACGGAGGGGTACATGTTTCATTGTCCTAAGTGCAAGCATTCAGCGCATGCGCGTACCAGTCGCTACTTGAGTGAAAATACCAAAGAGCGGTATCACCAGTGCACCAATGTGGACTGCAGCTGTACGTTCGTGACGATGGAGTCCGTGGAGCGTCTGATTGCGACTCCCGGTGCCTCTGAACGTGTCCAAACGGCTTCGCTGAACCACGGTTAGCGACTGCGTTACCGGCTCAAAAAATCAATAAAAAAGCCACTCAATTGAGTGGCTTAATCATATGATTCTAAAAATAAAATTTGGTGGCCCCTGCTGAACTTGAACCAGCGACCTGCCGATTATGAGTTCCAATTTAAAGTCTTATAAAATAATAGGTTAGATTTAAAATGGGTTGTTGCATCGAATAATTTCAAATATGAAAGCATAGTGAATAGGTCTGCTGCCATTTTGCTGCCAATGATGCCTATAAAAAATGATAATCGCCATTCAAGAGGTAGAGGGCTAAACCAATCATAAAGGAGCCGAACAGCGAAAACACAGTGTTATACCAGTAGAAGTAGATAGGTGTTTCGGATCGGTAGATGTAGTAATTTTCATATGTGCCTTTATACCAGCCGACGAAGACCCCACTTCTAAGAACTTTTGCAGAATGAAAAATCATCCACAATCCGCAAAGAAGTACACAGGTCAATACTAATAATGTATCCCTGAATCGCCACGGATAATCTAGACACTTCTGAGCCGTTGATAATATTGATTTTCATATTCCGTCGGTGGCATCTGATCACTCGAACCATGCCGGCGCTTACTGTTATAAAACATTTCGATGTAATCAAAAATATCGCTGCGGGCTTCTTCCCGCGTTCCATAGATCTTTTTCTTTATCCGTTCACGCTTCAGCAACTGGAAAAAGCTTTCTGCAACCGCATTATCGTGGCAGTTACCGCGACGGCTCATGCTGCCCTCCAGACCATGTGATTTCAGGAACGACTGCCACTCATGGCTTGTGTACTGACTGCCCTGATCAGAGTGAACCAGCACCTGTTTTTGGGGATTACGCCGCCATACAGCCATCAGCAATGCGTTCAGGACAATGTCCTTTGTCATCCGGGATTGCATTGACCAGCCGATAATTTTGCGTGAGAACAGATCAACAACCACGGCAAGATACAGCCACCCTTCGTGGGTCCTGATGTAGGTGATGTCCGTTACCCAACGCTCGTCCGGAGCATCCGGATTGAACTGTCGCTGGAGCCTGTTGGGCGACACGATACAGGCCTCGCCTTTACGTGCCCGCGGGCTCCGGTATCCGACCTGAGCCTTTATCCCGGCACGTTTCATCAGTCGCCAGACTCTGTTGACTCCGCACTGTTGCCCGGTATCCCGTAGATCCAGATGGATCTTGCGATAACCATAGACGCATCCCGACTCCAGCCAAAACTGTTTAATCTGTCCTGTCAGTCTCAGGTCTGTCTGATGGCGTTGTGAATGCGGCTGCTGAAGCCAGGCGTAAAAGCCACTGGGATGAACATAGCACCCGACAGAGCAGGCGAACAGGCCAGCAACAGGTGTTGTCACGGATAAAGGCGTACCTCAGTCGGACAGCTTTGCGAAGTACGCCGCGGCTTTTTTTAATATATCCCGTTCGTCGGTAACCCGCTTCAGCTCTTTCTGGAGACGGCGAATCTCGGCCTGAGCATCTGACTGTTCTTTATTATTGGAAGAATCCGGACCGTATTTCTTTATCCAGGCGTAAAGGCTGTGGGTGGTGATATCGAGACGTGTTGCAACGCTGGAAACAGAATAACCACGATCAACAACCTGTTTGACTGCTTCAATTTTAAACTCTTCGGGATAACGCTTACCGCTCATGGGCACCTCTCTTTAAGCCATCTTAAATGACTCCGAGGTGTCTGTTAAACCCGTGGCGATTCACATAGTGCGTTTCCTCGGATTAGTCGACGTTTGTTGCCAACCGGTCTAAGAAAGATAGGTCAGCGACAAAATTTTCTTTAAGAAGAACTCTGCTAAATCAATGTACTTGTATGGAGTGGATCTGGAAAGACATGATACCGAAAAATCTTGCGACACTTTTGCGACAGTCATATGTTAGACAACAAAAAAGCCACTCAATCGAGTGGCTTAATCATATGATTCTAAAACTAAAATTTGGTGGCCCCTGCTGGACTTGAACCAGCGACCAAGCGATTATGAGTCGCCTGCTCTAACCACTGAGCTAAGGGGCCGTGGCGGTGAATTATAAAGTAACTCCCCGCAGCAATCCAGCCATTCACACCTGCCTGCTGTTTTTATAAACAACGCATAATCAATCCTTTATACTTCAATCACGATGTATCGATCGGGAGTAAAGATGATCAACGATATTCTGGCCCCTGGCCTGAGGGTGGTGTTCTGCGGAATTAACCCGGGCAAGTCCTCGGCGCACACCGGTTTTCACTTCGCCCATCCGGGCAATCGCTTCTGGAAGGTGATCTACCAGGCCGGGTTTACCGACAGGCCGCTCAAGCCCGAAGAGGAGCAGCACCTGCTGGATACGCGCTGCGGGATCACCATGCTGGTCGAGCGGCCTACGGTGCAGGCGAGCGAGGTTAACTTGCATGAGCTGCGAAGCGGCGGGCGAGAGCTGGTCAAAAAGATAGAAGATTATCAGCCGGCCGCGCTGGCGATCCTCGGTAAGCAGGCCTACGAGCAGGCGTTCAGCCAGCGCGGGGCGCAGTGGGGCAAGCAGGCCATTACCATTGGCGTGACGCAGGTGTGGGTACTGCCGAATCCGAGCGGGCTCAACAGGGCGACGCTGGATAAGCTGGTGGAGGCGTATCGGGAACTGGATGAGGCGCTGATGGTGCGGGGGCTTTAGGGGCTTCTGTGGCCTGATGCCCTCCCCCTGACCGGTTTAGGAATCCTCAGTAATTTTTTAACCGAAAGCGACGAATGTTGTTTCAGGAAAATGAATGACTTACAGCGATGCCCTGGTCCGGCTGTAAATCGCTGAGGCGTTTCCTGCAGGCCGGGGCGAGGCGCAGGGATGCGCCGAGAGGGCGGGCTTTACAGGGATGTTACCTCCGCCCGTCCCCGAAAAGCCGGAAGGAATAAGCCGAAGGCACCGCGAAGCGGCGATTTACCGCCGGAAGCCCGGGTCGCCAGGGGGTGGCGAGTGAGCCACCCTGGCACGTTCACAGGCCATGTCGTTACAGAGTAGCAAGGAACATAAAGTGAACGGAATTACCTCCAC